TGGTGCATTAGGGTCTGGAATAATTCCCGCAGCAATTTCCTTCTTGATCAACTTATCCTGTTCAATGATTTCTTCGTCAGTTTGGCGAAGCATCTTACGACGAACATAGTCTTGAGAATAGTACTTACCAATGTAAGGTTCTGCAGTTGCAGCAATATTAAGTCTCTCCGTCATCAACTCAGCATTTTTAAGTTCTGAGAAGTGGTTATCATAAAGGAAGTCATATTGAATATGCTCACTCATAATCTCCCAATCTTCAGGAGAAACAATGTTTTTAAGTATAAGTTGCGTCCTAAGAAGATCGTGGAACATTGCAGAGAATCTCTTTCTCAATCTCCCAACAAACTTAGTAAACTTCAACTCATCTCTTAAGATCTCAGAAGAACGACCAAGATTGAACCCCTCTTGTCCACCAATTCTGGATGATGGTACATTTAGTGAGCGATATAGTTTTTCTTGGAAGTACTTAATATCTGAAAGTTCTCCAAGATTCTGTCCACCTGGAAGAGTTGTGATCTCAGTACCTCTACCGCCCTCGCGACGTGGCAACCAGAAATCCTCAAGCATACTCATATGCTTTTTGTCATCACGAATCTCACCAGTACTAGAATCATATACAAGTTTGTTACGATATCTCATCATAACATCACGTAGATATTGTTCTGCTTTCAGTTTAGGCAGATTACCAACATCGATGTAAAAAATACGTCGCTCAGGTGCTCTACTCAGACGGTAAATAACAAGAGCATCCTCAATCATACGAAGTTGATTAAGACCCTTGATTGCTTTATGGAGATACGATAGTGTTAAATTTTTATTACGATCTACTAGTCCAGATGTGCAATATGTGATTGAGTCTTTTGAAAATTTAATACCTTGGGATGCCTGATTTGATCCTCTACTTGCAATAGATCCAATCTGACTTGATGATTGGTTGTAGATAAAATATTCTTGAACACTTGGAAATCCTGCATCTCTAGGATCTTTCTCACCATTTGGTTGATATTTAACGTCTCTTTGAGAATTCTTACTACCTGCTTGACGAACAAAACGCATCTTCAATGCGTCAATATATCTTAACTCTTGAATTCCGTCTGAAGGATTTTTTAAATCAATTACTTTATGGTAGTACAGTCTGCCATCTACATACCAATTTCTGTAAATTTCATGACACTTTTTATCAAAATCTAGTAATGATAAAATATATTTAAATTCTTCTCTAATTTTTTTCTTAAGACCGTCACTTGTACGCAGATTTGACAATTCAATCTGAACTGGACTGTCGTTTGTATCACTTACAATTGCTTCGTTAACAATATCTTCAATCGCACCATCCACTTCTGGATGCAATGCCATCTCTCTATAACGCTTAATTAAATCATATTCAGTTCTATAAACCCCTTCAATGTCAACATATGAACCAAAAAATCCACTCGTCAGATAATGATCTACCCCGTCCTCATTATTCTGAGGAACGGGGGAGACTGCACCTTTCGGCTTATCATCACCATCTTCGATGGAAAACCCAAATAACTTCGCCATTATAATCTAGGCTTAAAACTGTTAGTACTATTTATTATACTACAAATAGTACCAATTCAATTTACTCCATTCTTACGCCTGTTTGGTCACTCTCACCTTGAGAACCTGTTCCTGATGACCAATACTGAACTTGGAAGTCAACTGTAAACTCTTCTGGAGTATCGGTTGATTCGTATGAAAGGTCAATCTGCCCAACATTAGTCGGGAAGATGTCAAAGAACTTATAAGTTCTCAGTGGTTCTTGTTGGTTTGAATCTTCACCATGTCCAGTAGAGAACTTGTCAATACCTCTACCGAGTTGGTGAACATATGCATCAACCATGTAAGAAGATGGATTTGTAGCGCCAGTAGCGTTATCCAACTTACTCAACATGTTCATCCACTGCTCCATTGCTGTGCGAATTCTAAAGTCCTCATCGTTAATGATGGTGACAGTCCACACATCGAAGGTTCTGTCTCCAGCAACCTTCAGTACTCTACCCCTAAATGGGATTTCAATTTGAGCAACATTGGAAGCAGGCAATGCTGCTGCCTTTGCCATGAAACTAAATTTGTCTCTAGTTTCATTATCCCAACTCCCCGCAACAAAAGCTGGGAATTGAGGAATCTCAACCTCAAATAAATTTGGTCTTGCAGCACCACCTGCTAATTTTGATTTGAAGGTGCTGATAGTTTTGATCTGACGTGCCATTTGTTAATTCCTCCGTGGTTTATATATTAGATAGATCAGACTCTACCAGCGACTTCCTCGAAGGAGACGCCAGTTCTGGTAGCAACAAACGTCAGTGTGACGTAGTTGATAGACTTAGCAGGCTTCAGGAAGATGTCTGCTCTAAACTCATTGTTATCAATAATATCAGGTGTATTATTGGTTTCATCACAGATGACAAGATAGTCATAAATTCCGCGCTTCGCTTGGATATCGCGGAGATATGGTTCAACAATATTTACAAAGTTAGCTCTTGTAATTTGATCGTTGAATTCAAAGAGTTGTGCTTCTGCTGCTTTTTGCAGAGATTGCTCAACTGTGAGGAACAAGCGACGAACGTTTATTCTGTCAAACGCAGATGAGAAGGCAAGAGCGGTCTTATCACCGAAGAGAAGTACTCCTGCACCAGTCTGATTAACAATGGAGTTAATTCTTGCAGAGTACAGTGAGTCTCTTTGTGACTTATCTGGATTAAATGCAAGTTTAATTGCATTCTTAAGAACACCTCTTTGCTGACCCGCTGGAGAGAACCATGGATATGCTATGATGTTTGTGCGACACATCAGACCTGCAATGTCTGGGTTGCATGGAATATAACGGAACAGATTGTTAAATCTGTCATATGTATACTTGTATCCACTATCAAAAATTGCATAAGAAGAAGATGAGAGTGGTCCGAAGAAACTAAGCAGATTGTTAGTTTGAGTTGCAGTATTCGTTAGGTCTACTACAGATGCTCTATGCGGAGAAATTACAGCAACACAATCCTTTCTTCCATCTGCAATGGAGATAAGTCTATTTGCTTTTGCCTGACTATCACTCATAGAATCACAACCAGGACCCATTATTAGATAGTCAACGGCAACATCTTCCTTGTTGTTAAACAGATCATATGCTCCCATGATATCCCCAAGGGATGCTTTGAGATTGCCCGTGGACGTGTAGTTGTTACCACCTTCAAGGGTATACGTTGCTCTACCAATAGAACTAAAATTACGTCCTTGAGCGTCAAAGTTCCATCCTTGATCTGCAATCGCAGATGCAACACCAAATCCTGTTGGGTCATCGGCATTTGAATAAATCTTTACTCCCCCACTTGGAACAAATACAATAGGAGTCGGGAACGTATTGTGGAAGTTGTCGTTGGTTGTACTTTGATTTCCTCCAGCATAGAGATACTGGGAGAAGTTTGCTAGGTAGTTCTTATACCAGATTTTTTGCGGAGAATTGACTTGAGATACTGCGTCTTTTGCCTTAGACAATCCGACATGCTTCTCAAGAATGTTACCTCTTACACCAGTAACCGATCCATCATCGTCAACAACAACAATATGCAATTCATCATTATTGGCATTACGCTCAGATGCATATGCAGAAGTTCCTGGTTTTGGTGCAATCGTGCTCCAGTAAATTTGGGAATTGTCTAATCCAAGTGTCTGAGAGTTATACCAGTCATCAACACCAGCAACCTCAACTCTAGAATTTGCCTCAGTAACTTCAAGAAGAATCTTGTCATCTCTAAGAGCACTAATGGTCATTGTAGCGTCATCACCTGGTGTGACACCTCCAATTGCATTACCTGGAATGGTAACTGTACCACTATTTTGATATGCAAGACCCGAATTAGTTGCAGTTACAGTACCAATACCACCAGTTCCATCTCGGTAAACATTAAAAGAGATTCCAGAACCAACGGTGCTTATACCAGCAACACTCAGATATACTCCACTAGATGCTGCAGGAACCCTAGCAGCAGTTGTCAACCCAATGGTTTTAATTGCACCTTGATCCAGATCAAATCCAC